TGCCAGGAATGCACTTGCACCAAAATCAAATACTTCAGTAACAACTTTTTGTTTATTTGCCATTATAAATAGACTTTACATTCATTAAACCTTATAATCAATACTTTCCGAAAAGAATGAGGAATTTTATTTCCTTCAGTCATTATGTTTACCGTCGAACCTTTAGAGTGAATACTGGTCAGCGTAGCATTCTTATAAGTTTCAAGTTCACCGCTCAGCTTTGCATACCGGAATGAAAATGGCTTCGGTTTTCCTGTCCGGTCCTTCTCCTCCATAATTTTCCAAATCTTCGATATGTGTATCCGCTTTCCCATTCCTTTCCAAATTCGATAAGCAAAGATACTTTTAGCAGATAGTGGGATAAAGGACAAAAAAAATACTCCAGCCTGTAAGGATGGAGTACCAATAGTCTAAATTTTATATTTTCAACTCTACCCCTTGTGGGTGTTTTCCGTCTTTTTGCTACTTTTTGACGGCGACAAAAAGTAGTCCGGACGCACCAAAGCACCCCTATTTAGGTGCTCACAGTGGATATGCTGACGTTTAAAGCATTAAGTCAACCGATGCAAACATTAAATCTAAAGTCGTTTGTACGGGCTTTATTTCCATTAGTTTAATAATTTCGGGTTTTATCTCCTCAATTATAGTATCAATTTTTGAAAGATCTGTTTCCCGGATATAAGGAATTAAATAAATAGGGTGAATCTTAACGCTCCACCTGTGCCACTCTTCCATTCTTAAACTATCCATGTGAGAAATACAACCTTTCAACCCATTCAGACACAGATTAATAATTGTCATTTGGCAACATTGCAAGTCAATATCAGCGCCCCAAAATTCTAAATTTCGGTTAACCTTTGCAGCACTCAGGAACATACGCCCACTACCACAACAGCAGTCTGAAACGGTTTCACCGTCATTTGTCGGGTTCGTAATCTTTGCCATAAAATCACAAAGCGACTCAGGCGTAAAAAACTGACCGCGTCTTTCATTGCTCAATATCTCCATAAAATAATCACCCAGACAATCTTTTAAACCGCTTCCCTTATTATCCATGTCAATGGTCATACAGGCGAATGCATAAGAAAAAGCCAACATTTCATCTTTGGAATAATGTTTTGCAAGTTTCAAATATTCATCCTCTTTTGTCTGCATGGATAAAGCACACACGGCAAAAGTAAGAAAGTCACAAAATGCCTTGCTACGTCCTACCCTTCGCCCTGCCTGCTCTATGTGTTTTTGAAAATTCATGCTACTTCTAAATGTAAACCGTTCAACAAAGTAAGTAAGGCAGGATTTTTAATTTGTAAGTCGGTCAGCATTTCAGTTGCTTTGCTCTTAGTAATTATAATTTCATTTTTATGAATTTCAACTTTTACCATGTCTCCCACTTCGAAACCAAACTTTTTTAAATAATCTCCTTTTAGGTTGATGCCTTGTGTGTATCGCTTTCCCTGTGCCATCCTGCACACGGTTAATATTTTTTCTATCATGCTGCTGTATTCCTTTCTATTACCTGAAGTTCAGAGAACACAAAACATAAAGGATAAAAATCTGATTCTTTTTCGTCTCCCTCTGTGAAAGTTAATTCATCTTTTTTATCCAACTTTTTAGGAGACCCCCACAATAACAAAGCGTGTTCCCCTTTTATTATGCTTTTTCCTGCTTCGTTCCATTGCTTCAATGTCTTTAGGTTCTTATGTCCTTGCTCTGCGTAGAAATCAACTAAACCCTCATTAATAGTATTATAAACTGCAAGTTTAACAAGCTCTTTAATAGGTTTAGAAATCTCTTTCAATTCGTTACGTTTTGCCCTGATGGCTTCCAGTTGCTTTTCAGTTGGTTTCTTTTTGCTGAAAAATTTACGTTTTTCTTTGTTTTCTGATATTGTTTTCATATTTTTGTATCGCTTTATAAAATTAATTGTTTACAGACGCAATTATTTTTAATACCTGCAAGTTTCCGCTTGCAGGTATTTTTGTTTTATGCTGCAAAAGTTTTTATCAACTCCCGTTCTACCTCGTTAATCGCTTCATCAAATTCCTCTTTCCAAAATTCAATTAACTTGCCTATTGTCTTAGGGCTTGCGCTCTTAAACTCTTCACCGTGTGCATCCGTAACCATTGCCGAAGCGTTATCTTCGTCGTGTTTAATGGCGAAGCGGTCCAACGATGTACGTTTTTCGCTTAACTTAGTATGCTTCTCCTGGAGAAGATATACTATTGTTGCCCGGCTTTTCAGTTCCTGTAGTGTTGGCTGTTTCTTTTCCTTGATAATTTCTTTTACTTTTTCCGTTGGTTCAACTTTTTCCGCTGTTGGTTTAACTTCTGTTTTTTCTGCAATTGCCAAAGTCGGTTTAACGATGGTCATGGTTGGAGTTGTTTGCTCTAATTTTTGAGTTGTTGCATTTGTTTTCATTTTGCTTTATAAATTAAATTGTTAATTATATGCGTGGTTGAAATCCTTGTTTCTCCCTTTCGCTCTGCTAAATTACTACAATTTAGCGACATACGCAAATTTAATCTAATGATATACAGCTGTTTAAGTTATGCAAATCAACATATCACTATGAATTGAATGTAATTTATATGCTTATTTATTGGCTAATCTCACAAAAAAAACTTTTAATCTTGGCAGCTATTTTTTGAAATATCATTTCAAGAATCAAATTAGAATAAGTCTGATTTTCTTGAAGTGTTAAACTAATTTAATAAAACAAGGTACTCCATTAGATTTTATTCAAAATCTAATATAAAATTCTGATTCTCAAATTTCTTAAGGGGTGTATGAGGGGAATTTTTTCCACTCTGTGTACGTACGTACCACGCAACGCCCTAAAAAGAAGTTGCGCCTGCATATTCTTTTTTACTGCAATATGCTGGTATGTTAATTTACCCCCCCTAAAACGCATCGCCCGCGCGCGGGTGTCCGATTCAAATAAAGAAGGCTGACAGATACTGCCAGCCTTGAATAATAGATAGGTTGTTGTTAGTTTGAACCTACGAATATAACCCCACCCAATGAAGTGTTTGGTTCAGTGTAGAAGAAGTTGACACCTATAAAGAGGGTGTCCCAGGCATCGGTTACGTGTGTCTTAGTTTCATCCGGATTGTCAGGCGTATCAGCTAAAGCTTCAGGAGTCTTGTCTTTCTCAAATCCATTCTTTCCCTGGCGTACACCTGTTTGTTCCATGGCTATCTTGAGTAACTCATTGTTCATTGCATTGAACGTTGGATAGAGCAGATCTGTATCACCCTTGAGTGCACGGTCAATCTGTACGTGCTTCCAGTCATGACGTGGAGCCTGACCAATATACACATCAGTTACATTGCAACGGTTCTTGGTTAGTATATTGATAATAGTATCAGCGTAACTTTCAGCACTGGTACCCGTCTCCCAGGTAAAGGTATGATCATAGTAAAATATAACATCCTTATGCATCATTGGTGCATAGTAATCACATACTGCCTGAATAACATCCTGTAACTTACCTGGTGTCTTTACATAAAAAGTCTTTAGTGTTTTAAACTCATTGGTATCAGGGTCAACCTGACCTACACATGCTGTAGATATAGCTGCATTACTATCACATGCCAGGTGAAGTGGTCGCTTCCAGTCCAGATCTGAATCAGCATTACAACCGGCAGCACTTAGTTTCTTCCAGTTAGTACCAAACTGTTTAAGATTATCCTTATCATCAGGAATATAGAAGTGATTATCATTCAATGCAGAATAGAACCCATTGGGAACCCGGAACAATCGTTCATTCATAAAGGCAGTACGCCATATCAATGACGGACTATCCCTATACATTTGCCAAATGAAATCTTTACCTACTACCTCAAGGTTATCAAATATATCATACTCACCATAGAATACAGTGTATTCGTATTCTTTCCCCGGCATTGGTTTCTTTGGCTTCTGATATCGCCTTGCCAGTGCTAAGTCAGCACGTAATTCTTTGATTACTCTTCGGGTATAATCATTTTGCTCAGGTCGTAATTCAAATTCAATTATCTGCCGATACAGGTTACGAATGAAATTGATATGTTGATCATCCATTTCTTCCTTCTTATCCAATATCCATTTACCCATCTTGGATGTAGGCATATCCGTAGAATATAAAACGCTGTGATGCCAGGGACAGTTACCAAAGTACTGCCGGTTTCCTCGATTAGCCGGATTAACTTCTGATTTTATTTTGTTATAGTCCAGAAACTTTGCTTCAGGGCCAATCAACCAGTCGAGCGACATGGAGTTTGCGGACATGCCATTATTGAATGAAAGTACCACCATGATCGTTCCATTCCAGAAATGGAAACAGTTTGACCAGGCGTCACGTAATGGCATACGCTTTGGGAGTTTGAAGTTTTTGTCTGCAGGCGCACGGCGACCAACAAAGTAATGGATTCCCTCAACATATCCCCAGCTGTACAATGCGTGACAAATAGCAGGTAACGTATTTCCCCAGGCTTTGGCATAAGTAGGAGATATCAGGGCACCGGTAGAACCCGGCATGGCCCAAACATTTCGGAGAATAAAGCGGGCATCAATACCCTCAGATTTTCCTGTACCACGAGCTGCTACAATATATTCATCATGCGCTGAAATGGCCATAGCATTGCGCTGGGCTTTATTGAAGAACTTTTTTACAGGTTCTTCAAACTTATGTAGCAGCTCAGCTGTAGGTTGAGTATATTCCATTACTTCTCAATTACAGCCTCTTCAGCAATTTTATACATATTTCCTTTGAACATAGACCGAAAGATCTGACGTTCATATTCAAGGTTATCAATCTTCTCCAGTCCGTCAAGAACGGTTACATCATCAGTGGGCTCGAATCCGGGAGGAATCATTTGCGAATAATCCATATCATCATCTTCTTTATCTGCGCGGGTATATTTTCCAATTTTATCCAGACAAGCTGCCATACCTTTGGCGTCTCGGTCAGTTTTCGCAATTTCAAAACCTTCTTTAGCTCCTTCAATAATCATAAACCGGATCCATGATTTCGCTGGTAGTTGAACGGATCCTATAATTTTATTAAGACCGGAAATATCATTATAAGCCTGCGACTTAGAAATAGTATCGCACTCACCTCCACAACCATTCAGCAGAAAGGTTACTAAATTAGCATCTGGCATGAGAGGTGTTTTCAATTTCTGACTCACACAAAGCATGAGTCGCTTTTTGATTTCCATTTCCCGTGGAGTCAAAAAATTCTCAGCATCTTTTTCATCTTGGAACAAATGCTTTTCAATTTTCTCATATACTGATATTTCCTGCTTTGCCATAAATTTTACATTAATTGTTCGCGAAGATATTTGTCAGCTATAGGCTCAGCTGCAGGGCTGCCATGTTTGGCCAACTTGATCACTGTTTTTCTTAGTTCGAATTTTGTCTGTAGTCTGCCTTTCTGGAATGCCAGGAATATATCTGAGCTTTCATGATTTTTACAGATCTCCTCGAATGAATTTCTATCATCCGGATTAAGTCCCAGCAACATGGCTATTTCTTTTGCAGTCATTAAAGCAGCTGCGAATTCTTCTATCTGTTGTATTTGGTCATTCGTCAAGTTCATAAGGAATTGATTGCTCATAAATTTCATCAAACATTTTTTCAAAATAATCGAAATGTTTCCCTCCAGTAAAATAAAACCCGGCTTCATATCGGCGGACCTGGTTCATGTTTGCACTCCCTACAATTCCAAAGCTATGCGCGATGCTTCGTACGAGAATGATTTTAGCATGATTGCTATCTAACCGGATACATGGAGTAATATTGGAAGCAAACAGCAGCATATCCAGCTTATGACGTTTTACTGTCATATCGAATAATAATGACAGTTTGGAAATAGATCCATCTTCTATCAGGAAGAATAATGGACGCAAACTATCTTCCGAAATACTGAAGGTTGCTACTTTCACTTCTGCAGTACCAATTTGCTGCAACAAAATGGGCAATACGTCGTGTATTGCCCATTCTCCTTTGTGTATAAAA